ACACCACTAAAGAAATCTTCTACTTTCATTTCAGGCATATAAGCAGCTAAATTTAAACCTTGAGTTGAAGAAACTGTAGGTGTAAATACAGAGTATGTACTATCTGAAATAGGAAAACCTGTAGAGTTAAAAGTCATCATATAAAACTCTAATTCAATGCTGTAATTCATTGGCTCTAAAGTTTCTATAAAAAAAGTATAAACACCTTCTTCAACTGAAGTAAATGGTGGTATTATAATTGCACCTGTAGTGGATGCTTTAACTTTACTAAATAAATTTCCGTTTTTATAAGTATAAATAAAACAATCTTCTGAACCTGTAGTAGTTAATATAGCCCTTAAACGATAAGTATTATACCCGCCTGTAGGGTATGACTGATTAAGTAGAGTTACACTGTTATTAGTTAAATTTGCAGTAGCAAAATTTGGTGTTCCTGTTACAGAATTTAAATCAAGTCTTGTTAAATTACCTTTTACATTAAATACATCTGCATTCTTTAACCAAAGAAAAGCGTTTTTAAACTTTGCATCATTTAAAAAAGTGCTATTAAATGAAATACCATAATAGTCTTCTATTGCTTCAAATACTTTATTTAAACGTAATGCAGGGAATAATTCACTTGTATCTACAAATGAACCTATAGTAGTTATATCTTCAGCACCTGTATCAGCCCATAAACGATTTGAAGTAATCATTGGAAACTTAACATCGTTATCTACACCACCTGTTACCCTTGCGACTACATCAGCATCTGAATATACAAAGCTATATGCTGAATAGTTTAAATCAGATAATAGTTTACCATTAAATATGTCTTTTAAAGAAACTAAACTACCAAAGAATGTGATAGTATAATCTTGTGGCATTCCGTCTTTAAATGTAGCTTTTTCTAATTGTATGTTACCATTTCTAAAAGGTATAGTGTCTAATTCAATATAGGCTGCAATTCTTTTCTTTGCATCAAATCCACCATCAATAGAATTATCATACCAATGTGAAAAGATTTTATTGTTATTGTCATTAGCAGGTACTGTAAAAGATTGACTAAAATCTGTGTAAACCTTTGAAATATCTGAAGCATCTTGAACTGAACTATTTAAAGATATTTTTTCATCATCAAATAGTGCAACCCTTTTAGCTACACCATCTATATAAATATATATTCCTACTGTTACCATTAAACTACGTTGTTAATTAAGTTAAATGCGTATTCAAAATCTATTTCATAATTCACATTTCTATCTATTAAAGAAGTTTTTAATGTAGTTGCTTGTGTTTTAACTTCTACAGGTAAACCATCTAACAAAACCGTTTCACTTAATAACAAATCTTGTATTAAATCAGAATAGTTTTCAGGAACAAAACCTGAACTTAATTTAATTGATTGTTTACCATTAATGTTAAACGATTTACTTTGCCCTTTAGATACGCTGTAATTAATTGAATCTTGAAGTTGGTTATAACTTGTACCTTTAGTACTTATGTTATCTATACGTGTCTTAAAAAAGGTTAAGAATTGCCAACCACCAAAGCGATTAATATACGAACAAATCACTGGCGAATATTTAGGTTCACAAATTGGAATGACTCTATAAACGTAATCAGTATCGTTATAAGAAATAGTTAACGTGTTACCTTTATTATATTTTACATTTGTAGTTGTCAATGGTATCTTAAGCATTCCTTTAGTTTCTGTGTAACCAACTACCAATTCATTACGACCACGTAAATCTTTATAAGTTGCTTCTATTACATCACCAACTTCAGGGTTAATTAAAACGTTAACATAAGGGATAGATTTTGTAATGTCGTATCTAATTTCTTTTTCTCTATCTGATAATAACACAAAAGTATCCGAAGGGTCTGTGTAGTTATAGCCATCCACAAATTGAGTGTAGCCATTAGTACCTAAATAAGTAGTAGTGTCTAATAAAGAATACCCTTCTTCAGTTTCTGTATAGCGTTTAACTTGTACGTTTGCCCACATTAAAGTAGAATCAGTTTCACCTGCAGCATAAATAGGTGTTACGTTATCAATATATTCTTTTATGAATGGGCTGATGTTATAGATATTTTCTATTTGACTTGCACTTGCAATAGGTTTACTGAATGTATAAGTAGCATCTGTAGGTGCTGAACCTGTACCATTCCAAATTCTTAATTCTATTCTTGAACCTAATTGTCCTGCTTCATCTACTGTTATGAAGTATGGACTTCTTGTGTATATTATCATTTTGTATTTGTTAAATTATAATCGAATAATGTATCTACGTCTTGACTAAATGCCTTCATTAAATCAGTATCTATGTATTTCTTATATCCTGCTTCAAAAGGTTTAGTAAAAAATAAACTTGGTTTAATTCCTTTGTGAAAAATACTTCGAGAAATAAGATACCCTGTCTGCTGATAACTCATAAACTTGCCACTCTTTTTGTCTCGGAATTGAAAACGTTTCACTTGTACCCATTTTAATATGCTTTTAGTTAAACCACCTTTTTTACCTTTACCAGATCCAAATCTAAATGGACTATTAGGTGCTTTTGATGAACTTGATAAACCACGTACACCTTTATCTTGATACGCTCCATAGTCAGCCATAGAAAAGCCTACTATTGAATAATTTTCTTCTGTGACTATTTCGCCCTTTATACTATTATATAGTTCTTTAGAAACGTTCTTACCACCTTTAGATAAATTACTTCTTGATTGTTGAATCACATAATCTCTAAAGCGTTTTAAAACATCATTGACATTTTGTAATTCTTTAGCCATTAGCAGATAGTCATATCGTTAAAAGTCATCACGTCAAATGTAATAGTAACACCTGCAATCTTGTTTTCAAATCTATCTACAAAGTATTCTATAGATGCTGAATTGTTTGTTAATTGAAAACCATCGTCATATAAGTCACCCCTGTTTAACATTTCAAGTAATCTTCTAGCAACCATTTCTTGTGTGTGCAATACATCTTGCTCATTGTCATTACCTCTAAATAAATCAGTAGTAGCTTCTTTTGATTCATCTACAATATCCATACATAAAACAGAAACGTTATAATTGAAAGTCTTGCCATTATAGTTTGCTGAATTAATCATTATGTGTGACAAAGGGAATATCGTTTGCTTGTTCAAGTCAATCTTAAATATATCACCAATGGTAACAGTGTTTACAAAAGCATCATCATCCAGTTGGTTTTTAATTGCTTGGCTTATTTCGTAGAATCCTTTCATTATTTATTCTTATTTATTAATTTCATTTCTATTTCTGTTTTCTCTTTTTCAAATGTCAACCAAGTTAAACTTTGGGTGATTGGTAATTTGGAAACTTCATCAAATCTTCTAACGTCTCCTTGAGCAATAGCATAGATACTTGAATACCATCCCCAACGTTTTCCAAATTGTGCTTGTTCAGAATATTCTGCACTTCCGTGTTGGTCTCCAAATAGTTTATCGTACTTTTCAATAAGTCGTTCCCTAAATTGTAAAAAAAAACCATAGCACCTAAAACTACATCCAATGGAGCGTGACGCATTACATCAGCATATGTTATAGAACCTTTGTATTCTTCTATTCTATATTTGTCTCCTACTTTATTTGTAATTGGTCTATACAACACAGCCATAGCATTATGCATTGTGTTCCAATCTGTAATGTAATTATCCAAATCCATATATTCACCTGTAGACATTTCGTCAAGGTTAGGAATAAATCCAAACTCCACACCACCCATTTTAAAGCGTTGTATTAACTTATTTTCTTTAGTGAATAGATTGTTAATGTTAGCAGTAATTTCTGCTACATCTTTATATCTAATCTGTGCTACATCTTTTAAATCTATACCACAAAATATTTGCACCATCTTTTGCTGCAAAAATTCACTTTCTTCATTGTCTTTTGCTATAGATAAAAACTTTTGATACTGGGCAAGTTTAATATCATTTAGCGTTGTTGGTATTGTTAATTCTATTTTCATTCGTATTTGTTTTAGTTATAAATAAACATTTTACATTATTGTATTAAAGGTATAAAAAAAGGTAGCCATTTCTGACTACCTAATTAACCAACCTATTTAAAACTTAATCTTCATCTGCTCGTTCACATTGTTTATCACAATATGTTTTTTCACAAGGCTCACCGCAATACCTGCATTCGTTTTCAGGATATTCATTTTGATAGTCGTAGTATTCCATTTCTTATTTGTTTAATGTTACAGCAAATATATAAAATTTAATTATATAACCTTAAAATATTTTTTTATTTTAATGCTATACCCTTAAATATTCTTCAGCTACCATATACATCTTCTGCATCTTCTTTATCTCACCAATATTTCTTGGTAAGTTAATTGGCACTTCAATCCCTTTAACGTGGTGAATGTAGCATTGTATTGTGGCTATTATCTGTGCGTATGTCATCTAATAAACGTAGTAAGTTCCTTTGTTAGGGTTTTCTAATTGTGATGTCATAGCGTAACGCATTGCATCTATAGCGTGATTGTATGCATCAATAGGTCTATTGAGTTTGTTACCTTGTTTGTCAGTCATCCAAATGTAGTTTCTTAATTCATTAATTAAGTTCTTGCTTCTTGATGTAACGTAAACTTTATTCTGATTAATTAAATTTAAGCCATATACGATACTATCTCTACCTTTGCTTACTGGTAATACATTGTGACCATAACTATTTAATTCAGCTATTGATTTAGGTTCAGCACTATCAGCATAAACTATGTCTTGAACTCCATTTGTTTTAAGCAAGTCACTAATGTCTGAATTAAGCAATCCTTTTTGGTAAATCAATTCATCAAAGATATACGCATCGTTATATTTGTACATTGCTATTAATGATGTAGGGTCATTTGAGTAGCCCCAATCCATACCATAACATAACAGCCTTGCTTCTGTAGGTAAGTTAATCTCTTGCCAATCAGGAATACATACACCTTCTAAAGAACCTGTTAAACCTAATCCGTATACTTGCCACCAATTAGCCCAATATGCAGAAGTTTCTGCTTTAACCTTTGCTGATTCAATTTCTTTTACAATCGTTTCAGGTAATGCTTCATTATCTAAATAGGTTAGTGTAATAAAATCTACATCATCTTGGTTTATTATTTCCCTATCTACCCAAAATAAGCTTGAAGGGTTGTAGTCTAACCAGATCTCACCACTTGTTCTAATTGCTAATTGATAGTAAGAATCAAAATCTACATTGTTACATTCGTTAACATATAATACATTTCTTCTTGCTCCACGTAATTTATCAGGTTGGTCTACAGAAAAGAATTCTATATAAGCACCATTGCCGAATGTATACTTAAGTGTTGACTTGTTAAATTGGTTGTCATTGTATCTACCAAGAGCCATCATTATCTTCAAGAAGTCTTTTAAAGCACCCCTTCTTAAATGTGGTATAGATTCAGATACTACACTTATTTCTAAATTAGGTGTCTTAATTGCTCTATCTATCAGTATAGGCAAAATTGAAAAGGTTTTAGAAGCAGATGTGCCGCCTCTAACTACCTTTATCCTTTTCTGTAGCCTTAATAACTTCTTTAGTGCAGTAGTTACTATAAATTCCATTATCGTTTATTACAAGTCACCTAAATCGTTTAAATCGAATATAGGCTGTTCAGTTGTAAGAGTTACATCTTTTGTTTCTCTCGGTTTACCTGCGTAGTAGTTGTAGAATAATTGAGTGAATTTGAAGTCACCCTTTTCTAATCCTTTTTCTAATGCAGCAAATGCTAATGGTTCTAATGGTGATAGTTTTTCTATCAAAGCTATTTCTTCTGCTTTTGGTTTTCTACCTGCACCTTCACGTTTGCCACCTGCTTTACTTTTATTTTCCATTTGAAATAATTTGTTTATTCAGAATGATAATAAATAATTGTTATAGTTGTTTAGATAAATTCATATTCATCTTTGTATTTCTGTAAACCATTTGGTCTGTTATTCAAAGCTAATGAAATAGAAGAACGATTTAATCCTGTTTCCCTGCATAACTGAATTATACCACTAAATACTTTACCATCAGATTTTCTTCTTATTGGTTTCATTCTATGTGATTGTTCTTTCTGCATCTTTAAACTTTTATCAGATAATTCTACAAAGTCAATTACTTTCTTTTTGTTTTTGTAATCTTTACCTTTTTTGATCTGGTTTAGATTATAATAGTCTATAGCTTCCCATTTAGGTTTTGGTAAGTCCCATAGGTAAGATGTATTATCGTTTCTTAAAATTTCTATTATTTCTGTTATTTTCATAACTTTTCTATTTCTTGTTTAACTTCATTTAAATAACTAATTTGTAAACGATAAAAATCTTCATACATATCTTCTTCTAAATCAAAATAAGATTTAATGGAATGGTCTACAAGCATCAATGCACATTTCTTTAATTGATTATCATACACTATAGGATGAATAAAATCTTTATTTAGTAAATTATCAAACTTAATATATAATTCATTTGCATATTCTTTTGGTGTCATAATCTTATGTTTTTATTCATTGAATAGAATGCTTCTAATCTTAAAGTGATTAAATCGTGTTGTTCTGTTCCTTTAGTAGCTTCTAATAGGTTGTTTAGGTTTTCAATTATTTTGAATTCGTATCTTGGTGCATTTAATTGCTTTTCTAAATCGTGCAGCTTCTTCTTAAAGATATCTTCTT